AGCTTTTCCAGATGTTCCCCGACCCAGCCGCGTCCTCGCCTATCGCCCGAAGGATAAGGGGGTCGCCGCCACCAAGATGCGGGACCAAATCAAAAAGGCGGAAAGGAAGGCGAAACGTGAGGAAAGGGAGTGAACTATATAATTCCCATTTATAGGACCGAGAACTGCGTTGACCGGACTCGCTAAATCTTATCGTTGACGAAACGGGCCTCGGCCCGTCTCATGGGGACGCCGCTTAACCGTGACTGATGAGTCATGCGGCAAAAGGAGACTATGATGTTTAAGCTCGATTTGGATTGCGGCGCACAGGTTGCGTTTAACCTGACGGCGGAGCAAGTGGCGACGATGGCCGGACACGCAAATGTGGCGGAATATGTTTGGGCCATCGGGCTGAAGAATATTTTGCAAGACAGTCACGCTTCGATTGTGCGGAAGGACTTTGAAAGTGACGACGAATGGATCGCGGCGAAGCGCGCAAAGGCGGAATTGAAACTCGGCGCGCTCATGAATGGCGAGGTGCGCTCGACGCGCGCGGTTCGGGCGCCGAGACTTTCGGACTTTGATGCTTTTGCCCGAAAGTGGATTTTGGCCAAAGCGCGGGCGAAATTTGATCGCGCGGCTTGGAAAGCGAAGACTGAAGGCGATGACGGCGCAGCCTTTATCGCGGCGTTGGTTGAGAAGAACCTGCCGAAATTCCGGCCGGAAATTGAGAAAGACTTTGCGGAATTCATCGAGGCGCAAAAGCGCGAAGCCGCGATTGCGGATGAGATGGACCTTGATATTTGACAACTTTTGACCGAAGCGCGGGCCGGAGCAGCAATGTTCCGGCCCACACTTTGTCCAGGATCAAAGCCATATCGAAATGCGCGGGCCGTGTGTGCGGATGGCGTTTGATCCGCGTCACAATGCCATTTCCCGGCCCAACGCGGGCCGTACACGGCGATCAGCCGTTTCCTGGTCCCCACATGCCCGCCGCACCAAATTCCCGCCACGGGCCATTTATGGCCGATTGCGCTGATTTACCCCTGATGATCCCCTGATTTCGACTGATTTATCTGATTTCGACCCCCCACACGCCGCCGAGTCGCCATACCGGAGACTCACCCGCCGAGAGGGGCTCTTTTTTGTTTACTTGAATTTTTTTTTTTTTTTTCAAAATTAGGTCAACCATACTGACCGACTGGGTGCGGCGCACAATCCAGGCGCAGGGGGCGGGCCATACCCCATACCGCGTATGGGAACCATACCGACCACCATGCCGGGGGCACCAATCAGATAAATCAGACAAAATCAGGGGTCTATCAGGGGGCAATCAGGCGATTTGTTGAAATCATTGGGCTTTTTGGGGTCTGATTTCCCCTGATTTTACCTTTAAGCCATACCGGGAACTCGATAATTTTCATTGATCGGGGCGGCGAGTTACGGTATGATGGGGATGACGGGCGCAAACCGTGTCCGTTGCAACGCACCAAGGTTAGGTGCATAGCATCAAGGAGACTAACCGATGACTTTGAACCTTGCGATTTCCATCGCCCTCTCCCGCCACATTCCAGCGCCGATCACCCTCCCCCGCATCCCAAGCGCGAGGACAAAGTGATGCGCACCATCATTCCCGCCCTGTTCGCCATCGCCGCCTGGCTGCTGGTCTTCTCGGCCGCAGCCATCCTCGGCGCCGACTTTGACTGTGAGAGCAGCAACACGCCCAGCCCCATCGCATGCGGGAGGTCCGAATGACCGTGACCTTCACTGGCTCGACCGAGGTCGACTTGTATCGAGTCCGGGTCCTTGCCTCGGCCCTCGACATGTACGCCCAGCACGGCATCCGGGTCAACAAGCTCTGGACCCCGAAGCGAATGATGGGGCTGGCCCGCTCGTTGGCGAAGCGGAACTTTAAACCTCGGGACTACGAAGGTGCCGCGAAAGCCCTGCGGAAAATTTGGGACGCCGAGGTCGAACGCCGCTTGCAGGCCAAGGCCGTGGCCGACACTTTCGGACAAGCACTATGAGAAAGCGTCGGGGATTTTGCTGGGTGCCGCTGCATTGGCGTCGGGCGACTTGGGATGGCAAGCCTCTGTGGTCGCGGGTCCGAGGCCACTGGCGCCGCCTCCGTGACTGCTGATGAGGCCCTTTTCACCCTCTGGCTTCTCTACGGAAACGTGGAGAGGCCTCTGGCGTTCTTCGATAATCCGCACTCATGCGCGGGACGGGCTGCCGCAGAACGCCACGCCCTTTTACTTGTCGAGCGTAAGCATAAGTTGAAGCCGATGAAATTCGTTTGCAAACCTAAAGGAGACTCAAGATGACTTGGTTAAAAATCACCTCGATTGGCGAGATCGACCCCAAAGCCCTCAGCTTAATGGGCGCTTCGGTCAAAGACGAGGGCGCTATCGGTGAGTTCGGCTCCGGCCTCAAGTATGCCATCGCCTGCTTGCTCCGCAAAGGTGTCAAGTTCCATATCTTCGCTGGTGCCGACGAGATCAGTATTGGTACCGAGCAAAGCACTTTCCGTAATGCCGAGTTCGGCATCATCACAATCAACGGGCAGCCAACCTCAATCACTACCCGCACCGGCCCGAAGTGGGAAATCCGTGACGCAGTGCGAGAGATTTATTCAAACGCCCTCGATGAAGGAACATGCTCGCACGGGCTTTGGTATCTTCCGCCCGAAGGTACCGCCGGTTTTACCAGTTTCTTTATCGAAAACCACGGTGAGGTCGCGGAAATGACTTCCGCTTGGCATAAGTATTTTGTGCGCAACGAGGAAGCTTGGATTGACGCCGGTTCTGTCCGAGTACTGCGCCAAGCAACTCCCAACTTCTTTCGTCGGGGAATCTGGATTTGTGAAGATCGCGCGTACAAGCCGCTCTTTTCCTATGACCTCGATCAATTTGACTTGCCTGAGTCTCGCCGAGTAAACTCGGGCAGTTTTCTTTATAGACTTTACGTTGTCCTTAACGACATCAGCGAGCCTGCTTATTTCTCCGCGTTGATTGAAAACAGTCTAACTGAGTGTGTTGAGTGGGACACACTCAAATTTTCTGCCAGCAAAAAAATCACCGAACGGCTGTTTGGGGCTTTTGTAAATGCTGGATATGATTATATCGGAGTTGAGTCTCGGCGGCAGCGATACAGCCAGCTTCCCCAAGGAAAAATTCTTTGGTGCCACGAAAACTCTTACGGGGTTCTCAAGTCCAGTAAGTGCCCATCAATTGAGGAAGGTCTCGGCGGCAACGAAATCTACCTGCCTTCCGAATGGCCTATCGGCCTTAGGGCCCGTGTCGACGCCGAGATCGCCTACTTGAAAACCTTCGGCGTCGACATGACAAAGTTTTCTGTCATCTTCGGCACTATCAAGATAAATAACGCTCTCGCCCTCGCCGATGTAGAAAAGAAAATTTGTGTCATCGGCGATCTTTGCGAGATGGCAGAACCTAACTCCATCCGCAAAGCTCTTATCGAGGAATGGACTCATCTTGAGCATGATGTGCCTGATTGCTCTGTCCCACAGCAACACGTTTATTTGAACCTAATCACAGATTTGATGGCGCGCAAATGACGTGGTTGCAGTGGGTAAATCAAATCCTTCTGGCGGGAGCTGGCCTCGGCGGCTGGCTCCTCGCCTTCATTCTCATTCGCGGCTGGCTGCGGGGAGACTTCAAATGAAACGAGCCTTTGATGTCGTGATCCTCATCGCAGTGCCGGTAATTTTGTTGCTCGTCATTGGAGGACTGATGAAATGGCTTTGACTAAGCACACACCGGGGCCTTGGAACCTTGTCCCCGCAGATGAAGACGTTAAGCTCGGGAGTGCGTTCTGCCTCGATCTGAGTGCGATAGGTTGGGGGAGTTTCGCTCGTGTTGTCATTCGTTTTAATGACGAAAGCGAGCCTTCAAAAGAAGGATTAGCCAACGCCCGCCTTATCGCAGCGGCCCCTGATCTGCTGGAGGCGTTGCGCTACTACGCAAGCCCCGAAGCGTGGACCGTCAATCAAGTTGAGGGTGCGGATGGCGATTACGGAGCCAAAGCCCGCGCCGCCATCGCCAAAGCAACAGGTGAAGCATGACCCTCACCATCGAGATGACCCGCTCCCACGACATCAAGCTTATCGATGGAGTCTATTCCATCGAGCTTCCCTGCACCCCCGCCGGGTTCCAAGTCCTTCGGTCGATCCTTCAAGCCCGACTGAACGAACAAACCAAGCTGGCCACCCCCGGCGCGCCGACCCAGCGCATGGTCGACGCCGAACTCGCCAAGCAGGTCCGCGAGTACTACGATCGGACCCTGCCCGGAATGGATATGGAGTTGGACCTATGAATGAAGTTGTCAGAACAGCGCTGGAAGAAAGCATCGCGCATTGGGAGCGCATTGCGGCCGGGACTGAAAACGCAGTAGGGCGCCGCTACTGCGCCCTCTGCCGTCTTTTCAATCATTGGGTCAGGCCTCCCAATCGCATGACACCTTGGGAGACGAATTGCGAAGGCTGTCCGGTTAAGAAAGCGACCGGAAAGAGATTCTGTGACGATACACCTTTTGAAGATTTTATATCCACCAATGATCCAGCGAAGTTAGCGGCCAGCGCAAAAGCCGAGACTGCGTTCCTTCGTTCCCTCCTTCCCGAGCCCCGCTCATGAGCCTTTCCAAAAACCCTGCTGCCTACGAGCATGTGCAAAAAGTCCTCGACGCGGTCGTAGGCCTGCCCTCGGCCCGGTACCGCTGCCCCTCCAAGTCCGCCGCCATGCGTTTCCGCGCCGAGGCCTACATGTATCGGAAAATCTGTGGCAGCCCCAAGTACGACGGCCTCACCTTCAAGCTCGAGGGCGAGACTGTCGTGATCAGCGTTCGCCAAGTCGAGGGGGTGATTGAGACCGGCGACGGCCAGCCGATCGAACCGGCCGCATCGAAGCTCGAAACCGATTTCGAGGCCGAGGCCTTTGGGCTGGCTAAGAAACTCGGGCTGGACATACTTTGAACGGAAACAGTGGAGCAACACCAGATGAGTGAAAAGCATGATGCCCTGATCTTCTCCGTCCGACTCAAGTCCGGCGGCTTCGAGAGCAGCGGCGAGTTGCCCATGCCAGCGACCGACGCCGAGTTTCAGAAGGTCATCGAGGCCTGGCTGTCGATCATGCGGACAGGGTTCCAAGTCGGCGCGGCCACGATGGCGGTAAACCTTTCCCCGGAGAAACCCCATGACTGACGACACCGAGTTAAGACGAGCGGCAGAGGCGGCGACGCCGGGGCCTTGGCGCGTGTGCAGTGATCTCCCAGCCTACGCAATCGCAGCGGGTGACTATCGCGTGGTGCAGACCCCCAACCAAAACAACTACCGGATTTTTGGCCCATCCGAGAACTGGCTTGGTATTCCCAGCGATGCCAACGCCCGGTACATCGCAGCCGCCTCCCCTGATGTCGTCCTCCGTATTCTGGATGAACGAGATAAGGCCGCCGACACCATCGCTCGTCTCGAAGGCGAGAAAGCCGAGGCGTTCAAGGCCGGGATGAAACGGGCTGCGGAGATTGCAAAGTCTCACGACCTAAGTATTCAATCATACACATCATATGATGTTATGGCAGTTCGGATCACCGCCGCCATCCTCGCAGAAACAGAGAAGGTGAAGCCATGACCCCCGAGCAAATCGAAATCGAAAACCGCAAGTACCTCGGGCCGACCGTCAAACTCCTCCCTCTGTCCGGCGGCGATTGGGCCATCCTCGACCACAACTACCAGTTCGTCGCCCTCGTCCCGGCCACGGCGATCCCGGTCCAGGCCCGACTTTGCAAGCACACCGAGCGGCCGAGACCTCCGGCCATGAAACCAGTAATCGACATTGACATGGAGCTAGACCTATGAAATATTATATGGTAGTGCATAAACCTACGGGCAACTGGATGCCGCAGCGGAACCGCATGGCGCAGACTTACATAGACTTCCAAAAACAATCATTCAACCACTTCCCGCCGAGACTTTTTACCTTTATCCGGGACGCTCGCTGGTTTTTAACCGTTTATTGCAAAGGCCCGCATTACGAAGGAAAAAGTCAAGATTGGGAAACAGGAATACTTGAACATACCGGCATAGAAGTGGACGAAAAAAGTAAACGAAATCGTGAGGAATTTACCATCCTCGAAGTAACCATGACTTCCGGCAGGAGCTTCTCATGAAATTCCAAATCCCCGAACGCAAGTTCGTCTGGTTCGAGTACCGCCGAGGCAAATCGTACCGGGAAATCGCCGAGAGCCTCGGCCTCGCCCTCCGCCGCCGAGTCACCCGCAACACTATCTCCGGCATCATCCACCGAGTTCGTCACAATCCTGACCTTCAGTCCCAATTCAACAAGGAGTTCGAGAATGGCCTTCGTCCTAACCCCTGAGCAGCAAGCTGTGGTCGAGTTCGCCACGCAGTCCCAAGACAACCTTATCATTTCCGCCCTCGCCGGCGCAGCCAAAACCTCCACCCTCGTCGAGGTCGCCAAGGTCCTTCGGCCGACTCGGCTGCTCTGCCTCGCTTTCAACAAGAAGATCGCCACCGAGATGACGGAGAGGCTCCCTGAAAACTGTGTCGCCATGACCCTCAACTCCCTCGGCCACCGCACGTGGGCCTCGGCCCTTGGCAAGCGCATCATCCTCGAAAAAGACAAGAACTACCAAATCCTCACTACCCTTATCAAAGACCTTTCGAAGCGGGAACAAGAACAAGCCTACGACGAGTTCGCCGAGACCCTCCGAATCGTTGATTTCGGCAAGGCCTGCGGCTATATTCCCACTGGCCACCACCCCCGAGGCAAGCGCCTGATGGACGACAACGAGTTCTTCAACCATCTCGAAGACGAGCCCTCGGCGTTGCAAGAGAAGCTCGTCCGCGAGGCCTCGGTCATTTCCATCAACAAAGCTTTTGATGGCCTTGTCGATTTCGGCGACCAGATCATGATGCCGACCCTCTTTCCCGCCCTCTTCGATTCCTACCCTGTCGTCATGGTCGACGAAGCCCAGGACCTTTCCGCCCTCAATCACGCAACCCTGCGAAAGCTCGCCCGCAAGCGCCTCATCGCTGTCGGCGATCCAAACCAAGCCATCTACGGCTTCCGTGGCGCGCACGAGGAGTCGATGGCGCTTCTCCAAGAGTCCTTCAAAATGACCCCCCGCATCCTCTCGATCAGCTTCCGCTGCCCCATTGCTGTGGTCAAAGAAGCTCAGTGGCGCGCCCCTCACATGCAGTGGCCGGAGTGGGCGAAGGAAGGCGCAGTGCTGACTTTGCCCGAGTGGGACGCATCCTCGGTCCCCGAGTCCGCCGCCATCATCTGCCGCAACAACGCGCCTCTGTTCAACATGGCTATCAAGCTTTTGAAGAACGGCCGTCGCCCCCAGATCATCGGCAACGACATCGGCAAGGCCTTGATCAAAGTCATGCGTAAGCTCGGCAAGATGTCTATGGACCGGGTCGAGGTCGAAATCGCCATCGACCAATGGTGCGAGGACAAGATGAAAAAGTCCCGCAACAAGGGGAAGATCATCGACCAAGCTCAGTGCATGAAGATTTTTGCCGCGCAGGGCGAAAACCTCGGCGACGCCGTGGCCTACGCGGAACACCTTTTCAATTCCCAAGGCCCAATCATGCTCATGACTGTCCACAAGTCCAAGGGCCTCGAATTCGACACCGTCTTCATCCTCGATCGCAAGCTCATCAACATCGAAGAGGGCCAGGAAAGCAACATACTTTATGTCGCGCAAACTCGGGCGAAGAAAGAACTCATCTATGTGACTTCGGACAGCTTTGTAGATGAGGCGGGGGACTGAGCCCCGAGCCATATCCCATACCGGGTATCCCATCCATACCACCCCCTCATCTCGAAAAAACCCGTTGACATTTTGAACGAGATAGTTTACGGTATTCGTGTAGTCAACCCAACGGTTCAAAAGGAACCCCACCAATGAAGACCATCTCCATCGCCGGTCAGCCGTTCGAGCTGTCCACCCCCTACACCGCCGGTTATGTCATCAGCGAGATCGAGGCCAAGGTCCTCAACCAGACTCGCGCCGAAAACATCGGCAACAACCTCCGTGCCGAGGTCAAGAAGGCTGTTGAGTCCGGCTCCGCCGAGGAACTCGAAAAGGTCCGCGCCGCCCTGGCGAAGGCCGACGCCGAGTACCAGTTCTCTGCTGGCGGCGGCGGCACTGCCCGCACCCCGATCGACCCGATCGAGGCCGAGGCCTTCCGCATCGCCAAGGACGTGGTCAAGGTCAAGATTCACGAGAAGACCGGCCTCACCGTCAAGAAGTACCTCGAAATCGAGGGCAACGAGGCCAAGTACGAGGCGGCCGTCGAGGCCGTTGCGGCCAAGGAGGACACCCTCAAGCTCGCCAAGCAGCGGGTGGCCGCGAAGAAGAAGGCACTGGACAGCGCGGGCGACGACCTCGGTCTCGCCTAAGCAGATGCCCCGGCTTGGCTTAGTCTCCTTGGCCGGGGCATCCTCTCATCTCAGTGTCACGCTTAACAGCAGGCTCTTCCTCCCCCACGCAGCCAGACACTGAGTAACTTCCCCCGAGGGCAATGAGGTCCTCGGGGGCTTTTCCATCAAAGGAGACTGCCATGTCCGACTACACCGCTTACCTGCGCGGACTTTCTTTCCGCCCCATCGACGCCAAGCTCATCGTTCAGGGCTTTGAGGGCGGCGAGGTCCTCGACCTCGAACGCGATCCAGAAAACGAGTTCGACCCGAACGCCATCAAAGTCATCTGGCCCGCGACCGGCGAGTTCCTCGGCTTCGTCGCGAAGGAGGTCGCCGCCGACCTCGCCCCCGAGATGGACGCCGGAACCAAGTTCCGCTGCACCGTCGAGTCCAACATGATGAAATCCACCATCCTCTCCATCACCGAGGTCGAGGCCGAGGCCTAGCGAGTCCGCCCGGTGCGCGAGTTGCTGATCCATGCCCTCATGTCCCCTCACGGCATATCAGTCCGGTCATCTGACCCTCTCGCGCTCCGGGCGAAACTCTATACCCTCCGCCGACTCGACCCCGAGTACCTGCAGCTTTCATTTGTCCTCAGCCCGGACAAACCCGACGAAGAACTTTGGATAGTCAGAAAGGTCAAAGATGTCGAAGCTTGAAGAGCTGCAGAAGCACACCCTCCACCTGTTTCAGGGCGACTACCATCGTCTCCAGATCGCGTACCCGAACGAAGGCGCGGCCCTCATCATCCGCACCCTCGTCCGCGCGCACCTGACGAAGATCGATCCGCCCGTCGACACCTCAAAAATTCGGAGCAACGTTGATGTCTGATCTTGCCGAACTCATGTCCAGAGACCCAAACAAATGCACCCGCGAGGACATTTCCGAAATCATCAAGTTCTATCGGTCCCGCCACGCGCAGTGGAAGCAGACCGGCGGGAGCGTTTCCCTCAAGCCCTTGAAAGGCAAGTCCGTCGAAACTGCAAAGCAGATTTCTGCCAATGACCTCGACCTTTGACCCCGCCGAGGTCCGAGTCCTCGAACGCTTGCTTGCGAAGAAGGAACTCGACTTCGAAACCGAACGCACCAGACTTGAAAGTGTCCTCGCCGAGTGCGCCGAGACCAAGATTCAGCCCGCGAAGGATTATTGGCACCGCTTTCAAAAACTCCAACGTCAAGTAAACACACTCAGATCATTGCTGGAACCCTGACATGGACGAGATTCAAAGATCAAACCGAAATGAAGACAGGACTTTCTTCGCTTGGGACTCGACGATGCTCAAGACCGCCGAGACCTGCCCGCAAATGTTCAAGTACAAGTTCCTCGACGGCTGGCAGCCCGCCCGCAAACGAGTCCACCTGACCTTCGGTGGTCACTACGCCACGGCGATCGAGCACTACCACAAGTACCGGGCCTCGGGCCTCTCCCTCGACGAGGCCCTCATCAACGTGGTCCACGAAACCCTCAGAGCCACTTGGGAAATCGTCGGCTCCAAAGACGGCGAGCCCATCGGCAAGCCGTGGGACTCGATGGACAACGTCAAGACCCGCGACACCCTGATCCGCTCCGTCATCTGGTACATCGACAGCTTCGCCGACGACCCAGCCGAGACTGTCATCCTCGCGAACGGCGAGGCCGCGGTCGAGCATTCTTTCCGCCTCGCAGTCGATGACGGCATCATCCTCTGCGGCCACCTCGACCGCCTCTGCCTCCACGGCGACGAGTACTACATCATGGATCAGAAAACCACTAGCTCCACCATCACGCAGCGGTTCTTCGACCAGTTCTCCCCCGACATGCAGATGTCCTTATATTCCTTTTGCGGTCAGGCAATTTTTGACGTGGCTGTCAAAGGCGTCATCATCGACGGCGCCCAGATCGCAGTCGGCTTCACCCGGTTCGAGCGAGGCTTCACCTTCCGCACCCCCGAGATGCTCGAAGAATGGTACGACGATACCATGCTGCTGATCGAGCAAACCAACCAAGCCATTGTCAACAACCACTTCCGCAAGAACACTGCCTCGTGCGGCAACTACGGCGGCTGCGAGTTCCGCGACATTTGCTCCAAGTCTCCCGCGGTACGGGAAAAGTTCCTCCCCGGTGACTTCGAAAAGACTTTCAAGTGGAACCCCCTCATCGCACGGTGAACCAATGCCCTCTCTTCTCAACCACCATTCCGGCCAGCTTGTCAAGCTTCTCTACCTCGGCGACAGTGGCGCGGGCAAAACTGGCTCTCTCGTCTCCCTCGTCAAAGCAGGCTATCACCTGCGCATTGTCGATTTCGACAACGGCCTCGATGTTCTCAAAGCCTTCGCCCTCAAGGAGTGCCCAGCAAATGTCGGAAACGTTATGTATGAGACTTTTCGTGATTCATATAAGGCCGGGCCGACTGGTCCTGTTGTTGCTGGCGTACCAAAAGCCTTGGTGGGCGCGCTTAAAATTCTCAATAAGTGGACAGATGAAAGTATCCCTGCCGAATGGGGGCCAAGCCATATTCTTGTCATCGACTCTCTCACCGGGCTCGGTAAGGCTGCATTTGAATGGGCCAAGGGGCTCAACCCTGGTGCTAAAGAGCCGAGGCAATGGTACCATCAGGCGCAACAGGCCGTGGACAATGTCATTTCGCTTCTGACCTCCGAGGCCTTCCGTTCCAACGTCATCATCATCGCTCATGTCCAGCTTGTGGAAAAGGGCGACGGCACCCTCCGAGGCTACGCCAACACAATCGGCAAAGCCCTCGGTCCACTCGTCCCGACCTATTTCAACACCATGGTCCTCGCCCAATCGAAGGGGACCGGCCAGAATGTGAAGCGGAGCATCGTTACCGCTCCGACTTCGCTACTCGACTTGAAGAACCCAGCGCCCTTCAAAGTCGAGAAAGAGTACGACCTTGGCACTGGACTTGCAACCCTGTTCGAAACATTGAAAGGCTGAATGAAATGAACTTCCAAGACGCACTTAACACCAAAGCTAGCGCAATCGAACGTCCGCCTCTGCTCCCGATGGGAACCTACACCGCGGTCGTGACCAAGGTTCCGTCGATCGACACGCTCCAGGGCGATGCCTATGATGTTTGTGATTTCCAGCTCCGCATGGTTTCCGCCGGCGAGGACGTGGACCAGGATGAACTTGCTGCCTATGGCGGACT